ACATGACGAGGAAGAGGAGGCACTGGATGGTGGATGGCTGGCGCTGGACCACCCGGTGAAGGACCGAGAGGTGTTCTACCAATCACGTAGCACCAGGATAAACCTAGACCTGTACCGTCCCAGATACAAGCGACACGAGTACAACGGCCAAGACATAGGCATCAAGATCATCGACGCATCCGAGATGGTGAAACTGCTGGGACTGCCACACATCTACTCACAGTACATGCAACGGAAGAATTTTGGCGTGGACTACGATCCATTCACACACTACCACCCACGTGACCAGTTCATGCTGTTCTATCTGGGCACCGCGGACAACATAGTGGGGTTCACCAAACAGAAGAAATACAGGTACCCTGAGGAGAACTACAGCACCATAGGCAGTTATGACAGCAAGGACCTGGCCGGCATAGAATCCGTGATACACGCCAACACCATACCCATATCGGACATCACCCTGGACCTGGAGATCGACTGGGCACAGAACAACTACGTGGCCTACTTCTACATGGGATCCGGGTACGAGACCAGCTCCGAGTACAAGGCCAACTACCGTGGATTCGAGTGGTGGACTGGCACGGAGTGGAGCACCAACAAGCGGCAGTACCGTAGGTTGTGCAAGAGGGACTCTAGGATCGAGACCCTGAGGGATCTCGGAAACCTTTCACTGATCGAAGATAACTCTTAGACCAATTCCTGTAGTACGGACCTTTCTCCAACATCTCAGAATACCTGTTGAGTTTGCTGAGTCGCTGTGCCAGGAATAATATGTAGTGACCGTTGTTGAGTTTGACCGTCTTTACCTTCTCGGAAATTTTAGGATGGTCCTCCAAGATCACAACATCTCTGGGCATGAATGCCTGGTTCAGTCTGTGGGCTATATCTATGGTATCTTTCGCAGTGTACTGGTCCGGTTCCGCAATGATCACCAACACGTCTTTCTTGTCGAAGTCGAAGTCCCAGATGTGTGTGAATATGGTGCCGAACTCGCCGATGCCGTCCAGTTCTAAAAATTTGACCTTGCCGTCCACTATGGCCTTATGTGCGAATGGACATGGCGGTAGGTCTCCGAATATGGGATTTGGTTTGGTTACGAAATCCTTAATCCAGGTCCGTATCGTGTCGGTCGGTGTCTGTTTCTTGTGTCGAGTCGTCATTGATGTCCTTGATCCTTTGCAGTGCCTCGTCCAGCAGTCGGGCCTTGGTCTCCAACTTGGCCTTGAGGTCCACTATCTCCTTGTTCTGCTCACCTATCTTGTGTCCACAACTCTGGACGTCCTGTTCTCGGTGTTCCAGTTTGATCAACACCTGCTTTATCCGGCTCTCCTTGCTCTTGACTTTGGCCAGGGCATCATCACGGTCCTTGGTGATTTCTGCGATTTCGGCTTTGAGTTCCTTGACTAGGTCTTTTTCGGACATATGTAAGTGTTAATTATCTGCATTTTCAAATACCATAATAGTATACTATATTCTAGAAGAAAGGTTGACCGGTTTTCTTGGCTGTGTCCATGTTTTCTTTTACCAGTTGCGATGCTATTGTGCGTTCATCGGGAGACAGGTTTAATGCTTCGTTCCAACTCATGCCACCACGCATGAACCAGCATATCTTCATCAATTCCAGTTTGAGGTTCTTTGCTTGGTTGTCGAAGTCCTTGAGGTGTGAGACTATTTCAGAGTCCCCCATTGTCAGCAGTGTTACGCGAAAAAATTTGAGCTGTCAAATGTCACTGGCACTTCGTACGAAGTCGGTGCACCCTTCTTGATCTGTTCTTCGGTGGACTGTAGCCTGATGGGCTTTATCTGTGCCTGTGATCTTATCCTGGCCAGTTCATCCTGTATCTCGTTTATGACCTTGGCGTCACAGTTGTCACAGAAGTCCTTGATCTGTGCCTTGTCCACCACCGTTGTTCCATCTGGTGTGGTGATCTCTGTTATGGAATCCACCAACATGCCGAAGTTGATGTTGTTCAAAATTTTGAAACTTTTCACGAACTGTGTTGATTTGTCCGTTTCACTCAATGCACTGTTGTTCACAGTGGCGTAAATTTTCTGTTGTTCGAACTGTGCCACCTGCACCTGTGTCAGTGCCTGGTAGTCCAGTGGTGCCAGTTTGACCTTGAATCCTGTCTTGGTCGTTGCCTCGTCCACGATATTGGTCTTACCTAGATCTTCTAGCAGTGCCGGTAGATTGACCGTGTGTGTCATGTCCTCGTTTGTGACAGGAACCTTGTAGTTCACATCCATGGTCTCACCATATGTGGCGATCCTTATCGCCAACAACACAGCGTCCGTGTCGAAGTTCACCATTTTCCAGGCGTTCTTGAAGTTGGGCACACAGCTCTGTATCACGTCGACCGTGGACTGTCCACTCATCATAGAGTCCGGTGTCTTGAATGACAGCTCATCCTTGGCTGTCATTGGCAGTACAGGTATCTCACCAGTCTCCGTTGGTGTGAACACATCCGCTGGATAGTACTTGCCCTTGCTGGGCAGACGGATGTATATCTGAGGCTGTCTGTAGTATTTGCCTAATGGGTTGGTATTTTCTGTCATTTTTCTATTCACTAAATATACACTAATAATGCATATAGGTCAATATTTATGTGCGTATAAAATACCAGGAATTAAAACCGTATGGCGGACGACCTAGACAGAATACTGAACGACTTGAGCGACGAGCTCAAAGGCCTTTCACGTGTCCTACAATCCACATTCAAGATATTTGACAAGGGCAACAAGTCAGAGGCCGATTACCAGAAACAGATAAATGCCCAAAATAAAATATTATTAGATCTCCTAAAGAAGGAGGGCAAGCTCTCTGACGAGGATTACAAATCCTCTATCAAGAAAATCAAGTCAACTACAAAAATAGCCGGAGCGTTGGGAGTGGCCACCAAGGCAACAGTAGGCTTTGGTGCGGCAGTGGCGGCCGCGGGTGCAAGTTTACTCAAGGGCCTGACCAAGGGCGTGGTAGAGACCGGCAAGAACTTTGCCCTGGCTGACAGGAAGATAGAAGGATTTGCGGATGCCACTAAAGGATTCGATGACCTGAAACTCAAATTACCCGGCCTTGAACTCTCGCTGAGTGATTTTGGCCGTGCCGCTGACTTCAACGTAGGCATATTCAAACAACTATCACAGACGGGAGCGGGATTCGGCAAGTCGGTGATACAGTTAAGGAATGCGGCCACATCTGCCAATATGCCAATATTGGATTTCGTTGACCTAATAGCAACCAACTCAAGTACATTCGCGAGGCTTTTCGGGACTATCATGGACGGCATGCCCATCATACAAGGTTTCACAAGATCGTTGAGGGAGAGAACAAAAACAGAACTCGCAGAGTTTGGATTGAACCTAGAAGAAACATCAGAATTCCTTGTCACTCAATTAGAGATACAAAGAGCCAGAGGTAACTCAGAACGTGTGTCACAGATGGACCTTGTGTCAAGGACCGTGGAGTACGCCAAGAACCTGACAAAGTTGAGCAAACTGACAGGAATACAGGTATCAGAATTGGATGCAACCAATCGTCAACTGGCCGTCGAAGGCACATTCCAAGCCTCATTGATGCAATTGAACCAGAAAGGCAGAGATGCCACTACCGCGGCCACGTTGGCCATGGAGAACCTGTCACCTGAATTGGCCACTGTGATAAAAGACATCACACAGTTTGGTGTTGCGACGTTGCCTGTGTCACAAACGTTCCAGGCGGCAAATCCGCAGATAATAGATTTCATTAGACAATTGAACGAAGGCACGCTGAGCAGTGCAGACTTCGTCAGCAAGGTCAAAGGGGCCTCCAATGTGATAGGCACTGATTTTGCCAAGGCCTTCGCTGACGCCGGCAGATTCGGATTAGATGGTGCTGAACAATATCTTAATGCCATGGCTAAACTGGCAGGTAGCGGAGACAACACGGCAGACAAACAGATGAAAGTGCAGGGTGACAACACAGACTTATTGGTTGGTTTCAATGAAACATTAAAGACACTAAAAACACAGGCGGAGACCCTGAGCACAGGGGTGTTCGGCAAGATATTAAATTCAGAGACGTTGGGCAAAGTCCTTGAGAGGATATCCGGTACCGTGTCAGACATGGTGGATGGAGACACAGCGTTCGACAAAGCCTATGACAGCACCAAGAATGCGATCAGGGTGACCAGTGCGTTCTTCAGTAACCTGGGCACGGACAAGGGCACGGGCAAGGGCACCATACTGTCCACAGCGGATGATTCCATCTTCGGCATGGCACGGAGGGGAGGCGAGAGATTAGCCACCGGTGGCCAGGGCAACAGCATATATGACATACTGACACCGTTTGACACTCTGAACGAGAAACTGGCCAAGAGCAAAATAGGTCCGAACCCCATGTTCAATGGGTCGGACGGATTCAAGGACTTCGGATCAGGCACACCGGCCACACTGCATGGCATAGAAGCAGTAGTTCCAAAGAACGATTACGGCCAATTGGCCAAGGTCATAGAGCAGATGACAGGCAACGCAGGTGCTACACCACCGGCAAGCACTGACATGCAGTCCGTGAACACGGAAAACTACCTACGTGAGCTTGTGGAATTAAACAAAAACGCACAGAGAGCCTTAAATACGCTTGTAACGGTGAGTGCAATGACAGAAAAGAATACCAAATCAATGAATAATAATGTTGCAAACATGGGCGGAAGTCTAGTATAATAAAGTATGGCTTGGAAAAAATATTTTAAAGACGCAAACATGTCTCCCATATCAGGGGAGAAAGTACCCAACTTCGCCAAGAGGAACTACAGTTCTTACTTGCCAGATGTTTACACGGGACACCCCAACAGGATACAGAGATACTTCCAGTATGACCAGATGGATTCAGACTCGGAGATCAACGCGGCACTGGACATCCTGGCAGAATTCTCAACACAAAAGAATACAGAGAACGAGACTCCGTTCGATCTAGTGTTCAAGGACGAGACCACAGAACACGAAGTTAAACTTTTAAAGAAAGCACTTCAACAATGGACAAAATCCAACAAGTTCAACAAAAGAATTTTCAGGATATTCAGGAACGCACTGAAATACGGAGACTGTTTCTTCGTGAGAGACCCAGAAACATTGAAATGGTTGTACGTAGACAACGCAAAAGTCGACAGGATAGTAGTCAACGAGTCCGAAGGCAAGAAACCTGAACAGTATGTAATAAGAGATATAAATCCAAACTTACAAAGACTATCTGCAACACAGATCACACCTAACCAAACTTACGGTGGCGGTGGAACGACAGGTGGCGGCACAGCGGCATATGGATCAAGTTATGCCAACGCAGGTGCGACCAATAGTATGTCTGGATTTGCAGGAGGAAACGCAGGAGGTAGGTTCTACAAAACAATGAATGCCTACAATATCAATGCTGAACACGTGGTGCACATGTCGATGTCAGATGGTCTAGACAACCTATTCCCTTTTGGACAGTCGGTATTAGAACAAGTTTTCAAAGTTTACAAGCAAAAAGAATTGTTGGAAGACGCAATCATAATTTACAGGGTGCAGAGAGCACCTGAAAGAAGAGTTTTCTACATTGACGTTGGTAACATGCCCACACACTTGGCTATGCAGTTCGTTGAGAGAGTGAAGAATGAAATCAACCAAAGAAGAATTCCAAGTGCATCTGGTGGAGCAAACTTTATAGATGCAACTTACAATCCGATGTCCATCAACGAAGATTACTTCTTCCCACAGACCGCAGAAGGTAGAGGATCTAAAGTTGACACATTGCCTGGTGGTACTAACCTAGGTGAGATTGATGATTTAAGATATTTCACGAACAAACTGTTCAGAGGTTTGAGAATTCCAAGTTCTTACTTGCCAACAGGTGCAGAAGACGGACAACAACAGTACAATGACGGCAGGGTAGGTACTGCTTACATACAAGAACTGAGATTCAACAAGTATTGTGCGAGATTACAGAGCATGTTAGCAGAAACTTTTGATTCTGAATTCAAATTATGGATAAAATCAAAAGGTTACAACATAGACAATGGAATGTTTGAACTGAAATTGAATCCACCACAGAACTTTGCCCAGTACAGGCAGACAGAAATGGACCAAGCAAGGGTAAACACGTTCACAGCAGTTGCAGATCTACCTTACATGAGTAAAAGATTTGCTTTGAAAAGGTATCTTGGACTTACTGAAGAAGAAATGGTGAGAAATGCTGACCTTTGGGCGGAAGAGAACAACGTGCCACAGAAACGACAGAGCAAATCGAATGAACTGAGAGGCGGCGGTGTGACGCAGTCAGGAATCAGTGCTGACCTAGACCAATTTGAGGAACCAACAGCGGATCCAGACGCACCAGAACCAGGATCACCACAACCAGGTGGACCAGGACAGACCCCAGGCGGACAGACACCGGGCGGCACAGGCGGCGGCGGACAGGTATAAGGATTAAATACGATTATGAAACTGAATGAATTCTTCACATACGGCGCAGACGGCTTCGAACAGGACAAAACTTACGAGCCTGAGAACGATATTTCAATTTTAGATTCAGAAGACACAAGGAAAACGAGATTAACACTCAAACAGATCAACTCTATGAGGTTGGCATCAGAGGCACACGATGCACAACAGAAGGAAGAGGCAGTATTCGTCCAAAAGATGTACGGACAACCTGCCCAAGACGATAACTTAGAGTTATAATGTCACACACAGCATTTGTACTGGGTAACGGTGAGTCCCGTAGGGGCATAGATATCAACGATCTCAAGGAACGTGGCACTGTATTCGCCTGCAATGGGGTCTATAGGACACATCAACCCGATTGGCTGATAGCAGTTGATCCCAAAATGTTGTTGGAGATCGCAGAGACAGATTATGTTGAACATAATAAAGTGTACAGCAATTTCAACGCACAGTATCAGAAACACCAGAAGTTGCTGGATCATGTGACCTGGGCAAAGCCAAGCCTTGGGTGGTCAAGCGGACCAACTGCTCTCAAATTGGCCTGTGACAAACAATTCAAAGAGATCTACATACTAGGTTTCGATTATAAGGGACACAATGATGGCACAAACAAAAGCAGATTCAAGTTCAACAATGTTTTCAAGGACACCAGGAACTACAAAAAGAGTCAGGATGAGGCCACTTTCTACGGCAACTGGATGAATCAGACCAAACGTATATTGACGGATTTCAAGGACGTGCAATTCCACCGAGTGATTCCCAAAGGCTGGTTCCAACCCAAGGATCTAGAGTGGAAGGGCAACATAGATCATCCTACAACAGAGCAATTTCTAGCAAAATTTGATCTACAGCTCAAGATCTAGCACCAAAATACCCTTTTTCACCACATATACCTTAGTTTTAACTGGATATAAGTAAATACTACACTTATAAGTACAAATCGACCTATACAAAGGAGCACGTGTAAAATGTCAAATAATAAATTTGAGAGTTTATTAGAATTACTGATAAACGAAGAAAACGATAAAGCAGAGGCTTTATTCCATGAAATCGTGGTAGAAAAATCTAGAGATATCTACGAGAACCTAGCAGACGAAGAAGTGACTGCTGAAGCGATGCATGACAAGAAAATGAAAAAAGAAGACGAAGTTACAGAAACTGAGACTACTGAAGCTATGCATGACAAAAAAGACAAAATGAAAAAAGAGTCTGAGTCAGAAGAAGCAAATGAAGAGCAAGTAGACGAAGTGGTTGAAATCGAAGACGAAGCAACTGAATCAGAAACTACTGAAGAAGAGTCAATCGAAGAAGTTGGTGGCGATGCCACTGACGAATTAGTCAAAGACATATCTGCAGACGAAGAAGGCGCCAAAGAAATGGACATGGACATGAACAAAGATATGGACATGGACAAAGACATGGACATGGAAAAAGACATGGACAAAGACGGCGATGAAGATATGGAAGACAGAGTTGTTGACTTAGAAGACGCTTTAGACGAATTAAAAGCTGAATTCGAAGCAATGATGGATAAAAAAGATGGTGACGATGAAGAAAAAGAAGATGAGTCTTTAGAAGTTGCACCAGAATTAACTCCAGAAGTTGAAATGGAAGGCAAGCAGACCGAAGCCATGCACAAAGACAAAGGCATGAAAAAGGAAGCAATGCACAAGGATAAAAAAGAGAAGATGAAAGAGTACAAAAATCCTGTCAAAGCTGACGGCGCCGACCATTCAGATAAATCAGCAAAATCACCAGTTAATGCAAGTGTGAAGAGCATGGGCGGTGGAACACACAACATCGCTAAAGGCGGAGCAGACGAAACAGGAAGACCGGCTCCAACAGCACAAAAAATGGCAGGTGACTTTGAGAACACAGGCGGTAAAGCAAAATCTACTTCATTCAAAAAAATGGAGAAGGCTAATACAGCTGACGGTTCAGACAAATCTGCAAAATCACCAGTTGCTTCTAAGTAATTGTTGATTTAAGGAGATCATCGGATGGCATCACTATACCTGAGAGAGAATCTAACATTTGATCAGGCCAGAGTGCAGGTCTTACACGAGGGAAAAGACGGTAAAGATTTGTACATGAAGGGCATCTGCATTCAAGGTGGGATCAAGAACGCTAATCAGAGAGTATATCCAGTGCAAGAAATTGCGAAAGCAACTAAAACACTGAACGATCAGATCAGCTCAGGATACTCTGTTTTAGGTGAAGTGGATCACCCAGATGATTTAAAAATTAATTTGGACCGTGTGTCTCACATGATTACAGAAATGTGGATGGACGGACCAAATGGATACGGTAAGATGAAAATCCTACCAACACCAATGGGCCAACTTGTCAAAACTATGTTGGAATCAGGTGTGAAACTAGGCGTTTCAAGTAGAGGTTCTGGAAACATGAACGAATACGGAAGCGGTGAAGTTTCAGACTTTGAGATCATCACAGTAGATGTTGTGGCTCAACCTTCGGCACCGGGTGCTTATCCTACGCCAATTTACGAACACCTCATGAACACCAAGGGTGGGAATATGGCGAAGGGTCTGGCCGCTGAAGTTAGAAATGATGCAAAAGCACAAAAGTTCCTGAAAGAGGCACTTACAAACATAATAAAGGACCTGAAATAACATGATAGACGCAATATCAAAACTAGTAGAGTCTGGAGCAATCTCTGAAGATGTTCAAAAGGGCATCCAAGAAGCTTGGGACTTGAAAATCAAAGAAAACAAAGAAGTTGTAGGCGCTGAGTTGAGAGAAGAGTTTGCCAAAAGATACGAACATGACAAAGCAAACATGATCGAAGCTATCGACACTATGATGAACGAGAAGTTATCTGAAGAGATCACCAAGTTCGTTGAAGACAGAAAAGCACTTGCACAAGAAAAAATAGCCTACAAAGAAAACGTAGGCAAACATTCTGCTAAATTGGAAAGTTTCATACTTTCA